GGCACTGAATGCCTGGCTGAGGAGATGCGCCGCGTCTGTGAAGAGGCTGGCGTCTTCCCCCACCACCACAACGCTTGGGGCGGGCTGACGAATCAGCTGGTGCGGGCCGGGATCCTGATTGATACAGGACGCCTAGCCAAGAGCACCTGCGTGCGCAGCCACGGCCGCCGCCAGCCGATCTGGAGGGTGCGCTGATGCAACGCTCTAGCAACCGCAATCCCTGTCCCTGTTGCGGCAGGACCAAGACCTCCCACTGCGCGTGGACGCTGAATGGCACGGAGGAAGACACCATCCTTTGCCACGCTGGTGAGCGATGGGGGCCGCCACCAGGCTTGGCCATTGGAGATGTCATTGACATTGAAGGCCGCCAATGGGCTCTAACGGCAACCGACAAAGGATTTGCCGGCAGCTCACATGTTTTTAGGCCCCATCGGAATAACAATTTCAAAAGTTTTCGCCTATCGCCCGCTGTTCGCTCAGGTAACGCAAAGCTTTTGGCAGTGGAACCACTGCATGGACTCAGCCCATTTGAGATCTGGTCTCGGCTTCGACTTGACGCACGCCTGGCTTTTGATCCTGCCCTTCCTCAAGATGATCTAATCGGCACTCTTGAGCAGTTGTTTGACCGGTGCAAGCACCTCCTCGTCAAGCTGCGTCGTGGGGTGAAGTCTGATCACACACTGCAGCCTCATGTAGATGAGGCGACAAGCCTGCTGCGTCAGTTGCGCTACGAGCTGCAGCATCTAAAGCGCTGCGTTATTGATCCGTCCTATGCAGCTGCATGGGAAGACCTGCCGCCACTGCAACTTCTAGAGGAAGACTCTGACTGGGCCTATTGGAATCACCAAAAAGCACCCTCTACTCATCCCTGGGTCATTGAGTGCAGAGCCGCAGGCGAGCCCTTCTGGTTTCCAGTGGAGGCGTCGGCATGAGGATCTTTGACAAGGGCTCCGTTGAGCTGATCCTGCGCCATGGCATCGAGAAGGGCTACTGGACCCTCGAACAGCTTGACTTCCCGACTGCCTCCTATGAGCGCATGATCTCGGAAGCCCGCAGCTCTACCTACTTCGGCAAAGACTTTTACCCTGCCACCCCGTATGTCAATCCCCTCCGCAAAACCTCCACCGTCGAAGTCGTTGCCGCAGAGCCAGAGCACGACGACCTGGCTTCAGCCGCTAGCCCTAGCGAGGGACAGCGAGACGTGGACGTACCACCTGCTGGACGATCAGCAGAAGGTGATCCACCAGTTCCCGGTGAGCACCACCGGCCTGATCTCAGCGGTGACCAAGACCCCACATCAGATGGAGGCGATCATGGCCACCAAACACATCTGGCAGCCACGGGGCGACTTGGCGCACCGGGCCCTGGAGGTGATGGTCCATCAGCGGTGGAACCCCAATCCACCCGCTGGCCTGCAGGCGCCGCACCCTTCTGACTACGCCGACTGGATCAACCCGCTGCTTTCCCACGAGCTGTGGAATCGCATCACGGTCGTCGGCGCTGAGGTGATGGCCTACAGCCTGCGCCGCAACGTGGCCGGCACCGCTGACCTCGTGATCCGCTTCCAGGACGGCAGCTACGGCATCGCTGATCTCAAGACCCAGAGCAAGGCCACCAGCACCCCCTACGACACCAAACCCCAGCTCGGCGCTGGCGTGGAAATGATCGGCGACCATTACAAGCTGCCGATCAGCCGCTGCCTCACCCTCTGGTCCCGCCCCGGCAGCCTCACGATCCAGACCCACACCGCAGATGAGTGCCTGCAGGCCTGGCTGGACATCTGCGAGCAGTACGCCATGCGCTTCCGCCCTTGGTAAAATCCTTCCAGCACAAGAGAAATCCTGTTCTGTGCGCTGGCCTTTGGGCTAGGGATGCAAGAGACCCGATCAGTCACTTCGGTCGCCCCGGCGCTCTTGGCATCACACCTTCAACGGGTCATGGGCTTCTCCTTAACCGGAGAGGCCTCTGTTTTGTAAGCGTTGCCCACTAGCGACCCTGGCTCGGCCAGCGCACACGTGGCACCATGAGCCCGCCGGGATGGCCTGAATACAACACCCTCACGGGGAATCAGGGCGGGTCGTGCGGACCATCGGAATCCCGGCGCACCTATGTCAATCTCGTAACGCTAGTCTTGCCACTAGCGCCCCCTAGCGCTAAGCTCTGGGCATGGGAGCGATCCCCCGCACACCTGCCCATGGCCGCCCTCTTTCATTTCGTCTCCCCAACCTGGGACGACATCACCGACGAGCTGGATCTGCCCGCAGTCTTTGCCGATCTCCTCGACGCTGCCCAGCCCTTCACCATCACCGCCGTCGAGCACCCAGACTCCGACCCGGCTGATGACTTCGACGACTACAGCGCCCAGTGCCTGAGCGCCGCCGACCGCAATCCTTCCCTGTGCCGCTGATGACTAGCGCTAACGAGCAGCAGCTGCTGGCCGTCATCCTCGAAGACGCCATCACCTCCGACCTCCACGAGGAAGACGCCCTCGACTTCCTCGAAGACCACCGCATCGCCTACGGCTCCCACAACCGCCAATACCTGATCACCCGTGCCTGGCAGCACGGCTGGAGGCCCGCATGACCTACTTCATCACCTACGTGCCCACGGGCCCTGCCTACCCCTGTCACGCCGAGCAGCGCACCGAGTGGATCACTCCCTCCGGCATGACCACCGAGCAGGCCACCACTGCCTTCCAACAGCAATTCCCCACCGCCCTGATCGTCTCCTGCACCCCCAAGCCATGACCTCGCCAACCCTCCCTTCATTCCTCAAGCGCCAGCGATCCCAAGCCCGCAGCACCGCCGCCCAACAACTCCGCCGCCAGCAACGCCGTGTTGACTTCCTCCTCTTCCTCTATTCCTGCGCCCTCATCGCTTTCCTCGTCCACCTCGCCCTCTCTTGACGCCACCCTCGACGAACTCACCCATCTTGCTGCCAGTGAAAAGGCCATCCAAGCCCGACGCCAAATCCTCCTTGACGCACTGGATCAACTGGTGGAAGCGGGTGAGGCAGACGAGCAGATCGTTTGGAACGATTTCAAGATCTCCCGCCGCATCCGCAAGTCCTACGTCTACCCCGAGCGCATCACCGAACAGCGTGAGGCCGTTAAGGCGGCAGAACGACTATCGGTCGCCTTGGGCGAAGCCACGCTGACCACCACCAGCTTTTGGGAAGTGCGCCAGCCCAAGCCGTGACCGATTCCGTCAATCACCCGCCGCATTACACAGCCGGCACCATCGAGGTGATTACGATCTTGGAGCAGGCCGTCACCCACGCCCCTAGCCCCATCCTTGGCGGTCTCCAGTGGCAGGCCCTCAAATACCTGCACCGTCTCTGGCTCAAAGGCAACATCCTCGAAGACGCCAAGAAGGCCCGCTGGTATCTCAACCGCCTCATCGACCACCTAGAGCAAGAGGCGCAGCGATGACCATCCACAAAGCCACGCCCGAACAGTGGGCTCTGCTTGAAGAGCTGAGCGCCCCTGAGTACGACAGCACCATTCTCGAACTCCGCGCTCGCATCGAAGCCCTGGAGGCTGCTACCCCAGGCTGCCCGCACATCGCCACCAGCGCTGAAGGCACCAGCTACTGCCGTCTCGCCGAGCAGACGGCCACCTCCCAACCATCTCCTAATCCAGCTCGAATTAGGAGTTCGCTGGTGGAGCGGGTCGCTCTTGCTATCAGCGGAATCGAAGATTCCTCTTGCTGGGATGAGGAAGCGGTTAGCTGGACCCCTGAAGCCCGCGCAGCGATCCGCGAGGTGGCGGCATGTATTCGGGAGCACGGCGGCACGATGAGCAACGGCTGGGCGGAGTTCCTTGAGCAGAAGGCCGAGCGATGACCACCCACCGCCCTGCGTTCATGGCGATCACCAGCACTGGTGGCTACATCGGTCGCATCTTCTGGAACAACAGCGGCATCCATCCCGACTTCCCCCGCTGGGGCGAGATCCATTTCATCCCCAATCCAATGCTGCACTGCCCATTCGGAGTGTGGGCTGGGGAGTTTGGAGTTGTTGCGCAGATCATTAACTGGAGGTTTTACGACAATGACTGACTACAAGTTCGCGCCACTGAACAGCCTTGAGGATCGCCTCGGCAATGCTCTTGGCCTCGCCATCGGCATGATCCTCAAGCCCGAGACCATCGACAACAAGGCCATGTCCCAGATCGAAGCACCGTTCAAGGAGTGGTGCGACGCCATGGTTGACGGAGGGCTGCTCAATGAATGAGCAACCATTAAATGCAACACTCCTCTTGATTGGCTTCATTGTTGCTGTGACTTCACTTTTATGCACCGTGCAGTTTGCGTCTGAATGTCACGCCGCTGGTGGCGCGGTAGTCAACTGTCGCTTCGCACATCGCTGCCCGCGCCGCCCAATGGGGTTCGGACCAGGAGCTGGAGGCGTGCTGTGAGTGGATTGCCGCGTATCCGTGGCTAGACCATCCCGAGCTACTGATTAAGCAGCTCCGCGCCGCCCGCCGCTCCAAGCCGCCGAGCTTGAAAGAGCAGGCTCAAGCAGAGCTTAAACGCTTGATTGCTCTTATCCCCACGGAGGGAGCAATAGCAATGGCCGAACCCATCCGCCGAGCCCTAGAGGCGCTTCCCTATGGCTGATTATCGAGCGCAACGACTGGCGAGGATACTAGCCGATTACGAACGATTCACCGCACACAGTAACCCAATGACTGACAATAACCTTATCCCACCGCCGGGGCTGGTGCAGCAGTGGGCAACTGCGAGCCCTGTTCAAAGCAACGACGAAAACTGGGCATACGAGATGTTTATCGCCCACCGCGCCGCCCAATGGGGCGCCGACCAAGAGCTGGAGGCGTGCTGTGAGTGGCTAATTGGTTGGGACACTTGCGAAGGCGAACGTCTTGCATCATTGCTGCATGAAGGGCGCCGCCCCAAGCCGCCGAGCTTGAAAGAGCAGGCGCTGGAAACGTTGCAAAGGCTTTCCAAAGATAAATACCCCTGCAACTATCAAGAAGACTCTGACTGGGACACCATCCGCCGCGCCCTGGAGGCCCTGCCCAATGACTGAACCTCTCTCCCGCCGCGCAGGCGGTGCTGGATGCTGCCATGCAGTACGAAATCAACCCTGAGTGCTACTCACGGGAGATTGCCGCCGCTACCCTCCGCGCTGCTGCGGATCAGGTGGTGCCGGTGGAAGTATCCCTCCGACGAGGAATGCGGCCTGGTGGTACTGGCTCCATCGCACCGGACGAGTTCAAACAGGACCAGCGCCAAGACACTCGCCGCCAACTCCTCGCCATCGCCGCCGATCTGGAGGGCCAATGACCACCCACCGCCACGAAACCCAGTCCTGCCGCCTCGTCTCCATCACCGGCCTCTACTACACCC